ACGCTGCGCAGGGTTGGGGCGTCGCACAAAGACGGAAACGTATATTTGCTGTCCTCGATCTTGCAGGCGGACGCGCCGGAGAAGTACTGTTTGAGTCCGAAGGCTTGTCAGGGTATACTCCGCCGGGCGGCGAGGCGCGGAAAGGAGCTGCCGGAGGTGCTGCGCGTTGCGCTGGAGCGGCAGGCTTCTGCTATGAAAGCGGAGAGGCCAGCCGTGGAATAGGCTATCAGGAAGAAGAATCGCCGACGCTGCGCTGCTGGAAACCGCCGGGCGTCGCCGTGCGCGAGCCGCCGCTGACGCTGAAAATACGCTCGGGCTGCGATGGCGGCGGCAAGGGCGCGCTTATTCAGCACGACCTGTCGGCGACGCTGGGCTGCCACAACGACCAGACGCTGTTCGCGCCGAAAGCCTTCGGCATAGGCTCAGCGGCGAGCAAAGGAATGCTCTCCCCAAACCCGAAGAGCGGGTTTTACGAAGCTGCGACCAGCCGGACGATCGACTGCAATGGCGGGTCGGCGAGCTGCAATCAGGGCGGCATGGTGGTGGTAGAGCCGAAGGTTCCCGCCTATTATGTCACTGCCTGCTCATATATGCAGATAGACCGGGAAGTCGCATCCCCCATCATGGCGCGTGACTGGAAGGACCCGCCGGTCATCGGTCATGAGTCCCCGTCCTACTGCTTTGACCGGGCATGCTTCACGTCCGGCGAAAACGCCCAGTACCGTCTGAGCGTGCGGGAAGAAGTCGCCGCCACGCTGATCGCGGAAGGGCCGGGTGCGATCTCCGCATCGCCGGAGGACTACCTCGTGCGCCGGCTGACGCCGCTGGAGTGCTGCCGGCTGCAGGGCTTTCCGGACGGCTGGACGGAACATCTAGGAACAGAGGAACCCGGTGAGCGGGAGATCGCCAGGTGGGTTGGGGTGTTCGAGGATTGGTACCGCGCACAGGGAAAGGCGGCTCGGGCCAGTCCCGGCAGAGTAGCGAAATGGCTGAAAGACCCGCACAGTGATGCGGCGCAATACAAGGCGTATGGCAACAGCGTGGCTGTGCCCTGCGTCTTTTTTGTTCTCGCCGGCATCGCGTGGGCGGAGAATCGAGGTGATGAGACTTGAGAGAAATCCACCTGAACGGATATATTGACGACGAAGAATGGTTTGGGGACGAGATTACGCCGGATGCGCTGCACGCGTTGCTCTACCCGCCGGATGCAGAAGACCCGGATTCGTATGACGACTTGCGCATCGTACTCAACAGCTACGGCGGATCGTGCAACGCGGCGGTGCGGATGTTCGATGACCTTCGCGCCTATCCAGCCAATGTTCACATCATCGTCTCCGGCACGGCGGCTTCGGCGGCGACGGTGCTGGCCACGGCAGCGGACCGGCTGGAGATGACGCAGGGTTCGCTTTGGATGATCCACGATCCGTCCGTGGCGGCTTGGGGAGACGAGCGGGATCTGGCGGAAGCGATCCGACTTCTTCGGGCGTGCAAGGAGAGCATTCTCAACGTGTATGGCAGGCGCTGCCATAAGCCCCGCGAGGAAATTGGCGCCATGATGCGCGACAGAACATGGATGGACGCGAGCGCGGCATTGCAGGATGGGTTTATCGACGGAATTGTGGACATGGGCAGCGGGGTTGTAAACGCCGCCTTTTGTCATGAAACAAATCTGGCGGAGGCCAAGGAAAAGGTGGCGGCATGGCTGGAGCGCAGTCGCCCAAAGTGCCTCCGCGCTGTGGCGAGGCAAAAGGACGCGTCTGAACCGGAAGAACCTGCAGCGGAACAGCCTGAAGCCACCAAACCACAGACCGAGCCCATTGTAGCCAAAGAAGCGCCCCAACAGGCTGCGCCAGAGCGGGAAGTTCCCCCGGAACCGCAGCCTGTAAAGCCCGGTGTTCCCGCCGTTCAGCTCATGAAGCGGCTGGAACTCATTACACCAAGCAGACGATAAGACCCAAAGAGGAGGAAATGTATGAACAGGATTCTCGAAATGCGCGAAAAGCGCGGGCAGATCTGGGACAGGGCCAAGGCGTTCCTCAAGGAGCATCAGGATGAGAATGGGATGCTCTCCGCCGAGGACGCGGCGGAATACGAGCGCATGGAGCAGGAGGTGGTTGAGCTGGGCCGCGTCATCGACCGCGAGGAGCACGCCGCGCAGATGGAGCGCGAGCTGAACGCTCCGGTGGCCGCGCCGCTGGCCTCCCGACCGGAAACGCGCCCCAATAGCCGCCCCGGCCGCAGCTCGGACGAGTATAAGGCCGCGTTCTGGACGGCCATGCGCAATCGCGGCGGACATCTTATCGTGCAGAACGCGCTGCAGATCGGCGACGATGCAGAAGGCGGCTATCTTGTGCCGGACGAATACGAGCGCACCCTCGTGGACGCGCTGCAGGAGGAGAACCGACTGCGCGGTCTGTGCAAGATCATCCGCACCAGCTCAGGCGATCGCAAGATCCCGCTGGTGGCCTCTCATGGCACGGCCAGCTGGGTCGAGGAGGAAGGCACGATCCCCGAGTCCGACGATGCCTTTGGCCAGATCACCATCGGGGCACACAAGATCGCGTCCATGATCAAGGTGTCGGACGAACTGTTGCAGGACAGCGTGTTCGACATCGCCAGCTACATCGCCACCGAGTTTGCCCGCCGGGTGGGCGACGCGGAGGAAGCGGCGTTCATCAGCGGCGACGGTTCCGGCAAGCCCTACGGCATGCTGCACGCTACCAACGGCGCGGCGGCGGGCGTAACCGCGGCCAGCGCCACAGCCATCACGGCGGACGAGCTGCTCGACCTGATCTATTCGCTGCGCGCGCCCTACCGCAAGCGCGCGGTGTTCCTGATGCACGATTCGACCATCAAGGCCATCCGCAAATTGAAGGACGGAAACGGACAATACCTCTGGCAGCCGGGCATGAAGGAGGGCGAGCCGGACATGCTGCTGGGATACCGGCTGGTGACCTCGACGCACATGCCGGTGATCGCGGCGGCGGCAAAGCCGATCCTCTTCGGCGACCTGACGAGCTACTGGATCGCGGATCGCGAGGGCCGCTCCATGCAGCGGCTGAATGAACTGTATGCGGCGACCGGTCAGGTGGGCTTCCGCGTGACGCAGCGCGTGGACGGAAGGCTGGTGCAGACCGAGGGTCTCAAGTGTCTGGCCATGAAGAGCGCGTAAGGAAAACACGCGTTGACCAGCACCCAAAAACCGAACAGTAAGGGGATTGGAGGATGAAATATGGAACACACGGCACGAAACTTTCACGCGCACGGCGGCGCAGAATGGGTGATCGGCGGAAAGCTGACATTTCTGCCCGGCGCGACCGTAGAGGGCGCGGAGGGGCTGTTCGATTTGCCCCATGGCGGCGAATCCAGTTTGCCCTACATCGCGGACAGCGAAGCGGGCACGGTGGCGGCGCTCAGGGAGGACTTCAACGCGCTGCTCGCTGCCCTACGAGAAGCCGGCCTCATGGCAGGAGCGCCGGTCGAGTGAGGTGAGGATGGATGCTTGTCTCGGTGGATGAGGTAAAGGCCCATCTGCGCATCGATCAGGATGAGGAGGATCTGTATCTGGAAAGCCTGATCCGGCAGGCGCAGGCCGCGGCGGAGAATTACTGCCGCGTGTCCTTTGAGGATGACGCGCCGGAGCCCGTCCGGCTGGCGATCCTGCTCTTCGTGGGCTTTTACTACGAGAACCGCGATCTTCCCGACCGCACGACCTATGGCACGATGCACATTGCCTTTCAGCACCTGCTCTACCCCTACCGCGACCCGGAGAAGATGTTCTGAAGCAAGATGAACCCGAGGAGGAGGTGAAGCCGCTTGCGAGGTTATAAAAACTTTGAATCTGACCCGCATCCCGGCGACCTGCGGCACTTGGTGGAGATCGGGTACACGGAGAATGCCATCAATGACAACGGCTACCCCGAGCCCAAGGATGTGGTTGTCTGCAAAGCGTGGGCGAGCGCGGTGGACGCGGGCAACCAGCACTACCGCGCCGCCGACGTGATGAACACCGAGCAGGTGATCAACTTCACCATTCGCTATCGGTCGGACATCAAGCCCGGCATGTGGGTGCGCTTCCGGGGTGAAAAGTGGGACATCTCCACGCTGGGCGAGTACTCGTTCAAGCGCACCTACCTTGGCCTGAAGGCGTCGCTGTCGAAGGGAGTGAGCGGATGAGTGAAGCAGGTACAGGAAGCGCTCAAAGACATCGGCATCCCGGTCATGGCAGGTGTATGGCGG